TCAGAAGAGCCCTGTTGGCTGCGCCGCGTCATCCCAGCTAAAGATGATCAGTTCGTTGCGCTCGACACCCTTGCCGCCTCCAACCGTGTAGTGAATTGGTACAGTCTCGATTTGGAACCCGTCAAACACGCGCCGAATGTCGGGATGGTCGTTCAGGCTGACAATCGCACGGCCTTTCAGCGTGCGCAGCCGCTCGGCCATCTTCTCGTATTCCGCGAACGGAAACGCCACGCCGTACCCCTCTGTCTCGTGATACGGCGGGTCGAGATAGAACAGCGTATGCGGCCGATCGTATCGATCGATGCACGCAGCCCAATCGAGACGCTCCACGAATGTGTTTGCGAGCCGAAGATGCGCCGCTGACAGCTCCTCTTCGATGCGCAGCAGGTTCAGGCCGGGCGGAGTTGTCGTCGCCGTGCCGAACGTCTGCCCTTCCAGCTTCGCCCCAAAGCTACTTTTCTGCAGGTAGTAGAACCGCGCGGCACGCTGGATATCGGTGAGCGTTTCCGGGACCGTCTGTTTGAGCCACTCGAACACCTGCCGGCTCGTCAGCGCCCATTTGAACTGGCGCACAAACTCCTCCAGGTGATGCTGCACGACGCGGTACAGGTTGATCAGCTCCCCGTTGACGTCGTTGATGACTTCGACCTTGGCAGGCGGTCGCAGAAAGTAGAGCGCCGCCCCACCTGCGAATACCTCGACGTAACAGTCGTGCGCCGGGAAACGCGGGATGAGGTGGTCTGCAAGGCGGCGCTTGCCGCCGATCCAAGGAATGATGGGATTTGCCATTGTGAAAGCCGTTTTTAAACTTGGTGTAGAATCCGGCCCGCCTACCGGTAGGTAGCAGGGCCTTGGCCGATTCACTGGCACGCTCAGTGGAAAGGCGACCGGGGAGCGTGTTGCCGCACGCCCTTCGGTCGCCCTGTTTCTCTCGAGGCCGCTGCGCCTCGATTGCCGCGTTACCGCGGCGAATTGGGCTGCGTGTTGCCGATCAACGCGTCGTAACTGCGCTCGCATTGCTGGCCGGCGATGCCCCGCTCGTCAGCGATCTTCGCCAGCTCTCCCGCGCGCTCGTCAGCCCGGCCGAACAGGTCGGCAAGCAGATCGAGGCCGTCGCCGGTTGCCGAGCTTCCGGCCGCAGCGCCGGCACGTCGAGCGTCGGCAATGAGTGCGACGACTTGCTTACGCAGGCCGTCAGCAACGTCGTCGGCAACAGCAGCATCAGCGCGTGCCTGATCACGTTCTTTCGCAGCATCGGTTGCGATCTCCTCTTGTGCCACCAGCCGGCGGCTATATTCATCACGTTCGGCCCGCAGATCGTCGATCTGCCGAGCCTGATCGGCGACCGTGGCCGACTGGTCCGCATCACGGTGCCCCTTCAGATACCCACACGCCGCTCCAGCGATGACGCCGGCAACGACGAGCAGCCAGATACGCGGGTCGAACCACGTCATGCGACCACCTCCCCGCCTGCCGCGCGGTACGCGGCCTGCAAATGTTCGATCCTGTTTTCGTGCTGGCCGTACCCGGCCCCCGGCAGACTCGCCCATACGTTCGACACCTTCGCCACCGCCTCACGGAACCGGCCGGCGTCGATCAACGGCAGTGCGCCGTGCTCGCGCAGCTGCTGCAGCGCATACCGGTCTTGCGAGATCGGAGCAAAGTCGGGCAGCTTCATCTGCGCCTGATAGATCCGCCACCACCGCGCGAGGATCTGATAGCGGCCGGCAGCCGTCGAAGGCACCGGGATCTGCCGGTTGAGCACGTTCGGATGCGTCGCATAGCCGGCGAACAGTAGCGGCCGCGACGGCGTCGAGCCGACGAGCACGTTGTAGCCGTCGTCCGACTTAGCCAGCAGATCGGAGCCAATCTCGCTCACGGCGATCATGTCGAGAAACGCGACGCGATTCCATCCGCCGGCAGCGGTAACACTGATGCGTGCCATCGTCACTTCTCCCCGAACAGTCGCTTCGCGTTCCGACGCAGCAGCACCTCGAGGTACTGCGACCCGATGATGCCGAGCGCACTGCCGAGACCGAGCAGCGCGATCGGCGGCAGATCCGGAATCTGCAACAGCGCCAAGCCGGCAACCATCGACGTCGCCGAACCCAATACCGCCCTGCCGGCGACCAGCCGGAACGTCAGCTGCTCGCTGCCGACAAGCACCTTCGCGATACCAATCAGTCCGCCCATGATGATCAGCTCCAGAATGGTTTTCTCGTGGTCCTGCATTCCACCCCCGCAATAAAAGAAAAAGCCGCCCGAGTTGCCCCGAGGCGGCTGCCAGAAATTGATGTGCGCGCGTGTTACTTCGGCGGCGACGGTACGACCAAGTCGACTTTCTTCGTCGGCTTCTTGCGATGACCGACCTTCGCCTTGCCCTTGTTGCCGGCGTTCAGCTCCACCGACATCTCCCACCCGTTGCCGGCATAGGTGTGTCGTACGGAGTCGACCAGAAAATCACCGTCCGCCTCCTGCTTGAAGCCCGACAGCTTCACGGTTTTCTCGGCCGATATGTCGGTGCGCCCCTTCATGCGCAGCACGCTACGCGCGGTGTGCCGGTTCAGCTTTTCGAGACGCGACTTCGCACCAGCCTTCGCGGCTTCCGGACTGGCGAACGCATGGCGCTCGGTATGTACAGCGGCGGCGCCCGGCGGCGCATCGGGATTCGGAATCGTCAGGTCGATCTTCTTCCCCGTCTTCTTGTCATGCACCTTCGCCCGTACGGCAACGAAGCTCGCGCGGTCCGGAAACGAGATCTCGTAATCCGTCAGATCGTCGGGCGTCAACGTGACGGCCGGCAGCGGCTTGCCGCTCGCGCTCTTGCCGCCACCGATCGGCCCGACGATCAGCTTGCCCGCCTTCACCGTCGCCGTCGCGCCGTACTGCCGCGCGATACGCGTGATGAAGTGCAGGTCGCTTTCGCCGAACTGATCCGCGCGCGGAATCGCCGCGTCGACCGAGCACGCGGCCACCCATTTGTTGCGCCGCGCGACGTCGCCGACGATGTCGGCCAGCTTCACGTTCGTCCAGCTGCCGTTGCGCTGCGTCTTCGACGTCGCTCGCATGTTGGCCGGTCGGCCGCGGATGATCATCGTCGCCGGCGGTCCGCGCAACACGATCTCGTCGACGGCATACTCGCCGAGCATCGACAGCCCCTGCCCCTCCCATCCGAGCGAGATCTTCAACGTCGCGCCCTTCGGCGGGAATCGGACCTTGCCATCCCGATCGTCCAGCTCGATCTCGCATTCGTCGGCCTCAAGGCCCGGCTTGTCGGTTGTCTGTATCCGCAGCACGCGGTCCTGAATGACGCGCGTGATGTCGCTGCCGTTCGCAACGACCTGAAAAATTGCCCGCATCGTCCCTCCCTCACGACCAGAGCTGAATCGGTTCGTCGCGCGGCGTGTCGAGATCCGGCATCGTGATCAACACGCCAGACCGGAACGGCTGTGGCTCGCGCGCGAGACCGGGATTGGCTTCGTACACCGCCTCGACGGTGCCCTTCAACGTCCCGTAATGGGCGTAGCAGAGCGTGTCGAGGATGTCCCCGTCAGAGGTTCGCAAAATCTTCGCCATAGCGGCCGAACTCCAGGCTGTAGGTTTGCTTGCGCGGCGCACCGTCCGACATCAGCGCCTCCTGCTCTTCGTCGACGCTGTGCAGATACCAGCGTCCGAGCACGTCGCCCGTGCCGGCCGTCAGTTGCACCGGCTTCAACTTCGCGCCGATCGCGCGCAGCGTTTCCAACTGGCGGAAACCAGCACCGAGCGACGGAAACACGACACCCGACAGCGTGATCGTGTCGCCGCCCTGACTGACCGGCTGCTGCGCCTCTTCGCGATTCAATCGTTCCTGCGACGCGATCTTGAAGCGCGTCGAGCGCCGCAGCTTGTCGTACGCCGCCGTCGACAGTCCGAAGTGGAACGCGTCCCCGTCATCCGTTGATAGCGTCAGCAGATGAGGGGTGGAGGACGTCGCGCTGTCGAACAAGCCGGAGAGAACCGAACTCAGGCCCGTCGTCTGCGCGAACGACTGCAGTGCACCCATCGTCTGCTCGCCGACTAACGCCGTGAACTGTGTTTTCGCGTCGCCCAATGCGCCCATGACCGACTGCGCGGCCGACTGAATCAACGGATGATTGACGCCGCCGACCAGCTTCACGATGCCGCTTACCGCTGCGCCGGTCGCCGAGAAGCTACGCATGACCGTCCCGATCTGCGGACTCAGGTCGCCGGCCACCGATAGCAGGCTCGTCGCTCCACGTAGTAGGTCGGCAGCTGATGTGAGATTTCCCGTCGCGAGCTTCGTCAACGTGTCGACCGTGTTCTGACTCGCGCTGCGATTCCGATCGAACACGCGCACGACGTGCCGAACGCGCTCGGACGCAATGCTCGCCTGCGTCGCGGCCTGCGTCACACTGGAAATGAAGTCCATCTATCCCCCTTACAGATGCGGTGCGTCGAACATTGCAGACCGGTTGCTCTTGTCCAGCGACTCGGTCATCGACCGCTGAATCAGCGGATTGATGCGCGCGAGCAACTTGTCCGCGATCTCCGCGTCGGAGCTGCCCTCGACCTTGATGTGGAACACCGGGGCAAACGAATTTTGTTGCTCGACCTTGAACAGTCGCGATTGCGGCGAATCCGGGCCAGCGGCAGCCTTCGCGACCGCCTTCGCCGCGTCGCTGTCGCCGTCCTTCGAACCCGTCGCCCACCGCGCCATCGCCCCAAGTAGCTTTCGGCCGGCAAACGTGCCGACCGCACCGCCGAGCACTCCACCGATGGCTGCACCGATCGGGCCGCCGAGCATGCCGATACCTGCGCCGAGCTTCGCCCCGACAACGCCACCGGCGAGCGAGCCCCCGATGCTTGCGTACCCTTCCGCCTTGCGCGCGGTTGGTTGATCGCTACGAGCGACCGCATACGCATCCTTGGCCGCGAACCCGATTTTCAGGACGGTGCCGGCGACGGCCAGTTTTCCCGCGTAGGGCGCGATACGGCCAGCGACCGTCCGAAACGCACCGATGACGCGGCCGAGGCGCCCGCGGGGAACCCGGCCGCCGCCAGAACCGCCGCCTGCCAGGTCACCAAGCAGGTCGCCCGCTGCGCTGCCGAGGCCGCCGCCAAGACCGCCACCCGGCAGGTTCACAACAAACACACGTTGCACGCCCCCGGCTGCACCGCTCAACGCATCGAGCGCCTTGCCAACCCGCCCGCCGGCAGCGCCGCCACCGGCAGCAGCGCCCACGCCACGTCGGGCCATCCAGCCACCGCGCAGGATGTCGAACACTCCGCGCCCCATGTTCCACGCCGCACGTGCGCCGCGAACGGCAATGGCCGTGCCGATCACGCCGACGACGGCCGCCGTTGCACCGGGCGCAGCATCGGACGCGTGCTGCACCGTTTCGCCCGCCCGCTTCGCGACCTTGCCGGCGAGATCCGTCACGGGCCGCAGCGCGTCACCGATGCTGCGCATCGCGTCGTCCCACTGCTGCACGACCTCGCTCCAGATCTGCTTCGAGGTTGCACGACGATCAGCCAGATCCTTGTCGATCTCGCCGTTCGCGTCCGCCGCATTGCGCTTGAGCTTCTGATACAGATCGGCGTTCTGCATGTACGCCGTCAGCGCCGCCTTGACCTGCATGTCGTTGAACAGGTCGCCGGTCTTCATCGTGTCCTCGAAGGCGCGCATCTGCGCCTGCCGCTTGGCGGGATCCAGCTCGCTGTTGAGCTGCTTCGCCACCGCCGCGAGCTGCGCAGCCTTCTTCGGATCGACACGCTCGATGTACGCCCGCGCAAGAACGAACGACGCCTCCAGCGTCGACCAGCCCTTGCCGATCGCCTCCTTCATCTTTGCTTCGTAGTCGACGCCGGCCTTCTTGTAGTTGCGCTCGGTCTCGCCCGAACCGATCTTCGAGAACCAGTTTTTGAGGTTGTTCGCCGCCTCGTCGGCGTTGCCCGCAGTCTTCATCTGAACCTGCAGCATCGCGCCGAGTTGAGTCACGGAGTCCTGCCCCGTGATGCCGATCTTCTTCATTTCGGCGAGCAGCACCGGAAACCAACGAGCCATGTCGACGGATTCGAACGAGCCTTCCTTGCCGAGGTACGCGATGGCCTCCAGCGCCTTCATCATCGCCTTGGGATCCGTGATGTTGGCGTTCTGCTGCAGCGCCTGAATCATCTGCGCGGTCTCGACGCTCGACGCGCCCTGACCCACCGAGAATTTCGCGACGGCTGGGCCGAAGTTCAGCGCCCGATCGACATCCATCCCGGCCGCGACCATCTGGTTCACCGCGTCGGCCAGCTCGTTGCGCCCCATGCCGTTCGACAGTGCGTCACGGCGGATTCGTTCGGACATCGCGCGCTCCTGCTCGGTGCGCGCGATGCCCGCCTTGATGGCGATATCGCGGATGATCGCCTGATACTGCGCAGATACAGCGGTCGGTACGGCAACGGCCACACCAAGCTTCACCGCGTCACTCGCTGCATTGCGCATGCCTTCGCGGCCGACCGTGAAGCGCTCATGGCCGGCGGCCTTCAGCTCCAGCCCTCGCACAGTACGGCCGAGCCGCGCATACGCGCGGTCGAGCCGATCGACCTCGAAACCGGCGTCACGCAACGCTCGGACGTTACTGTCCAGCTTGCGGCGGATCCCGTCAGCCGCACTGTCGCCGGCAAGATGCAGCCGGCGGAACTCCTCATGCAGCTTGATCGTCTCGCCGATTTGCCGCTGCCACATGCCGCGCTCGCTCGCGGCCTTGCGCAACCCCACGATCTTCGAATTCGTGTCCGCGAACGCCTTGCCGAGCGTTGCCGACACCGCACCGCCGATGACGATACCAAGTGCAATATCGCGTGCCATGTCAGTCCCCGCTCAATCCGTCAGCCACCACAGCAATTCGTCGATCGTCATGTCGTCAACCACCTGCGGCTGCGTTCCGTACTCCTTCATCATCCGCCGAGCCAGCGCCTTCACGGTCGCGATTGGAAGCCGGACGAACGGATCGAAAGGACTCGTACGCACGCTGCATGGCGTCGTAATCGACCATGTCCATTCCTTCGATATCGTCGGGAGCGACGTCGGCCAGCGTCGCGAACAACACGATTTCGCGCAGCTCGTCGTCGCCCTGCGCCTGCTTGCTCGCGGTACGCATGTCGCGCACCTTCGGGCGGCGCATCACCAGCTCGTTGCGCACAACGCCGTCGAACGAGACGGGATACTTCAGCGTGACCTTCACGGTTTCCATTCAGCACCTCAGAAATGACAAAGGGCGGTCAACGGACCGCCCCTCGGTATATCGAAAAGTTACTTTGACCGGCGCATTGGCCGGCAGCAACGCTTACATGCCGAGCGCCTTGCGCACGTCGGCGAGCTGGTCGACGCCGTCGATAATGCGGATCATGTTGAGTACGTCGATCTCGCAGATGACGGCACCGTCGATTTCAGCCTTGTAGTACGACAGCTCGGCCGTGTACTTCAGCTCCGACGTCGCCCCCGGCTTCCAGCTGCCGGGATCGTATTCGGACAGCATGCCGCGCATGATCAGTGCGACCGACTTCACCTTGCCGCGCGTGTCGCGGAACGCGCCGCGAAAAGTGGCGTTGAATGCGCTGTTGTCGGCCAGCCCGAAGAACTTCAGCACGTCACGCTCGACGCTCCCCATGGAGAAAGCGGCCTGCAGCCCCTCCATCCCTTGGTCGATCTTGATCGGCGCATCCATGCCACCCGCGCGATAATCCTCCGTCTTGATCTTCAGCTTCGGCGGGCTGAGTTCGGGCGATCGGCCGGCAAAGCCGCGTCCGTCGACGTACAACGCCATGTTGTTCAGGGTTTCCGGGACCATGCGTCACCTCTTACGATTGCGTGTCGAGAACTTCCGTCAGCCACTCGTTCGTGACCTCGAAGCGGAAGATCGGGTTTTCTGCGGGCGGAACGTCCGTGAAGCGGATGTTCCAGTACACCTTGCCCTGTTCGAGCTGCGATGCCGAATTGAGCTTCGGATCCGGGTACACCTCGAAGTTGATCACCGCACCCTGATTGCGCAGGTCGCGCATGAACGCCCGCAGCCCTTCGGTCACGTCCTGCACGTACGTCGCAGTGATGCCGCGGTCGACCGCCCACTTATGGCCGGCCTGGACTGCGTCCATCACGATGTCGAGCGTGCGCACGCGCGTCACGAATGACCACTTCGGATCGGCCGAGAGCGTGCGGTTGCCCCAAAGGCGATACCCACCGTCGCGGATAATCGTCGCGATGAACGAGTTGTTCAGCAGGTTCGCGCGGCACGTCTCGTCCCCGTCGAGGAATTCGATGGGCCGCTTCGTACCGCTGATCCCGACGATTTCCTTGTTCGACGGCGACGCCCAGAAGCCGATCGCCGCGTCGGTCTGGCAGAACAGGCCCGCAGCGTACGCAGATGCCGGCGCGTCGACGTCCGCGTTCTTCGCCGTGTCCCAATACCGCACGCCGGGATCGACCAGATATAGCCGCTTGCTGCCGAAGTTCTTCGCATACTGGATCGCGTCCTCGTCGGTCTTGTTCGGCCCGTCGAGAATCGCGATTGCGCGCAGCTTCGCCGCCAGTTCGTCGGCCGCCGTCGCGACCGGCTGCTTGGCGGTGTGTCCCGGCGCGATCAGAAGGCGCGGCTTCAGGTCGAACAGCGATTTGCCATCGAGCAGCGCCTGCATGCCGGTGCGCACGCCACCCGCCGACACGCCACCGATGATCGCGGACGTCAGCTCGGCATCGGCCTGATCAGCCGGGACGCCGACCGCCACCATCACCGTCTTGCTCTGCTTGTAGATGCCCTGAATCGCGCGCGCGATCGGGCTGCTCTCACCGAACGCAGCGGCCGCATCGTATTCGCTCGTGATGCGCACGGGCACGTTCGGCGCAACAAGGTCCGAACCGGGCGTGTATGTATCCACGATGCCGACGACCGATGTCGACGGTACTGCGATCGTGCGCGGGCCGGTGTCGACCAGCACGGTCGTTACACCGTGATAGAAAGAAGTAGCAGGCATTCAGATCTCCGAGAAGCTGCAAATAAAAAAGCCGCTGAATGAGCGGCCTGACATACAGGTAAATCAACAGTCGTGCTACGCCGTTGCAGCCGGCTCCGCACCTGCAAATGGTGGAGGTGACGGTAACTCCGCACTCGGCCAGCCGGGAAGATCACTGGCTTCCCGCAATGACTGCCGATAACGGAGCAGCGCGGCAAACTGGTCGGTCGTCAGGGTCGTCCCTTCACCCAGCAGTTGCTCGTCTTGATGCCGGGAAACGAGCCAGTCCGTCGCCTTCAGTGCCGCGTCACGCTGCGCTCGTTTCATGTTGGCGAGCTGCGCGCGGGTCGGCGGCGGCGGATCGACGGCGACCGGCGCTCCGTTCTTGACCGCAAAGCGCTTTCCGGTAGCCTGTGCTCGCATCAGGTCTTCCAACTGCTCTGCGGTGATCTCGATGACAGCCACTCCATCCGGAGCGGGACTATCGACGGAGTCGTAAAAGGCAACGATGTTGCCGTCCGCGTCGTACGCTGCGAGTTTTTGCCCCATTTCACTTTCCCCAGCAAAAGATCCGACCGCCAATGCCAGCAGATGTCGCAGGCCCCGCGGGATTGGTAATCGTTCGCACACGAGCCACCACCGTGGATTGCGTTGATACCGACTGATCGAAAGCCCAAACCGTTGCGGTATTGGGAGCCCAACCGGCCGGATTCGACTCATTCGCCATACCACCCAGTACCGAGGTTGGGAAAGTAAGCGGAAGCGTTAGAGTCATGTTGCCGTTCGCGTCACTGGTACCCGTAACCCATTGAAAAATCATCCCGCTCGGCAGCTTTTGGCAACCACTTGTCCCAAGCAAACTGGCGAACGTTTGACCCACACGTTGTGTATATGTGCCGAACGCCTGCCAATATGTACCGCTCCAAACCAGCACGACGAACTCGCCGGCCATGAGCGTAATCGACGAGGCAAGGCCAGCCGTGGTATCGATGATCGCGTTCGCCTTCTTGGTACCGATCGTCAATCCAGCTTGAGCGCCACGTTGAAACGCAATCGCGGCGCCTGCCGGCAAGCCCGTTTCGCTCGGCAGTGTGGTCGTCTGGGCACCGGCACCGTTGAAGTAATGAAAGCCTCCAATGTCGTCGTTCGTCAGCACCGTCGCAGCGGCGCTGATGCCGGCACCCGTGCCGCTGCTCAGATTGAAGTTCCCAAGCGCTCGCTGCAAAAATTCGTTCGTTGTAAGCCTCGTACTGCTGTCGAATTGCGGCGCAGTCGTGCCCTTCGGTGTACCAGTGAAAACCGGCGAGTCCTGCGGCGCTTTCAGCGCGAGTTGATTGGCGATCGTCGTAGCAAAGTTCGGGTCATTGCCGAGTGCCTTCGCGAGTTTGCTGAGCGTATCGAGCGTCTCGGGGGACTGCGCGACAAGCGCGGCCAATTTCTCCGCCAGATCAGCATGCGTCGCATACTGCGGGTGCGGATCAACCGCGGCAACGTGCGCGCCAAAGTCGCTTTGCCCCGCCTCGATGGCCTTTTTGAGGTAGCGCGTGCGGTTCGCGAGCTGCTTGGCTTGCAGGTTGTCGATTCCGTCCGGACCGCCGACAACGGGGTCCGACGTTTCGAGCTGGTAGATGCCATCCTCCCATCGCTCGATCTCAAGCAGGTTCGTCATGTAGTGATACTCCCTCTTGTGTATTGCCCGTCTCGACGTGCAACGCCGTTGTGTCGGATCGGCACGGCCGCGTAGTCGAGCGCAGCCAGCTTGCTGCGCGCGGGCGCGTAACGCTCGATCGCCTGCCAAAGCTTGTCGGCCTGATCACGGGTGATCGGCACGCCGAGCTTCACGATGTACTCGGCCCATGCACTCGCCTTACCGTGCAGTTGCTCGCCGTTACGCAGGATTGAGCCATCACGCCGGCGGCCACTGCGCCCCTCGATAATCGTGACCTCACCGAAGCCGAGCCGGCGAATCACTTCGCGCACCGCCCAAGGCGTCCCCTTCTTTCGGTGCAGCGCCATCGAACCTTTCACCAGCGCCCGCCGTGCGTCTTCTGACTCGGCCAGCTCCCAACCATCGACCGCGAGCGCCCACGCGAGCCACGGCAACCATGCGGTCGGACAACGATCCGCGTCCCACAACGTGCGCAAGATCTCGGGATCCACGCTGGGTCGCATGACACGGGCGAGAGCCGCCTCGAGCGGTGTCTGGTTCGATGGTAAAAGCGGTTCATGCGTCATCGACCTTTACCTCCAGATTGATGCTCGTGCAGAGCGCGAATTCGCGGGGACCGCAGAGAACGTCAGCGGCCGGCGAACTCAATTCGATGCGTGTGACACCGCTGTCCGGCGCGTGCAGAGCGCCCTCGATCGCAGTCCGCGGCATGCCCGCACGAAGCCGTCGCGACTTCGCCACCACGCCGTTGAGCACCTTACGCCGTGCATCGAGCACAATGTTCGGATCAGGCCCACTGCCGACATAGATCACGCCATGAATCGCATACGCGATCTTGATCGCCGGCTCGACCAGGACCGTGTCGTTGAGGGGGCGAACTGTCTCGGGCGAAACTTTGGCGCGGACGACATCGAGCAGCGCCTGATCGGGCACACCGTCACCGCGTGCGGACATGATCGTGAGCCGCACCGTGCCCGGTTCAGGCCGGTCGACGGCGACATCGAGGACGTCGGCCGACGCATCCATCGCAAACGCGCGGTATGCCGCGAATGGCCCCGCTACCGTCGCGCGCTCCATCGACATCTGCGTGCGCAGCTTCAGCCGGTCGTCCGATTCCATGCGCCGCTCGATCGGCGGATTCGCCACCGGATCGCCGGGATCGACCACCGCTCGTTCTGTGTCCATCAACGCCGCCAGATGCTCCAGGTCCGCACCCGTCGAAAACGCGAGCATGCCTGCGCGGGCAGCGTCGTTGAGGCGTGCTGCAGCGCGGATCTCGTCATACGCCGCCAGCTCAATGAGCTTCACGACAGGGTCCGACTTCAGCGCCGCCGTCCAGTCGGGATAGATCGATTTGAAGTACTCCAGCTTCATCTGGAACGCCGCCTCGAAGTCGAGTACCTCGACAAGATCAGGCGGGTCCAGCGAAGCGAGATCGATAATCGTCATGTTGGCACCTCGATTTCGACGGCCGTACCGTCGTATTCGCCGCGAATCGCGAACGTTGGTTTGCCGTCGATGACCGACAGCACCTTGACCTGAGCGAGCCTGATTCGCGGCTCCCACCGGCCGATCGCGCGGGCGGCCTCAGCCTGTGCCGCCGAGATCCATCCGCGCGTCACCGGAAGGTCGACCATCAACGGTATGTCCGAACCGTATTCAGGTAGTTCGCGGCGGGTGCCCTTGCGCGTGCTGAGGATGTCGCCGAGGCTCTGCTTCAAGTGCGCGATGCCGCTGATCGGCGCACCCGTCCATCGGTCCATACCGACGAGCGCACCGGACCGACTCATCCGCGCTCCTCGAGCCGCTTGAAGTCAGGGTGCGCGTCGAGGTATTCGATCTGCGCGGCCGTTCGTGCGATCGCCTCGCCAGACAGGACACGCAGCACGTCGCCGTTCGGGAAGACGATCACGCGGCTACGGAACCGCGTATCGAGAAACTTCGCCACAGACGCAACGGCCGGCGTAGTAGCCGGAGAGTTGTCTTTTGCCATGATCACCCTCTCAAAAACAAAACCCCGCCGAGGCGGGGCAAAGCAACTTTGCGAATATGGCCGTCACAGCGGCGGCGACACCGGCGCACCGTCGCCCTCTTCCATATGCCTGTGACCGACAAACGACTTGCCGGCAATCTCAACGTCGTCCGTGTAAATCGCCCCGCCCTCAACCTTGACCGCCGGGCCACCATTGCCTGCGCCCTTGCCCTGCATCCCACCGTTGAAGGTCAACAGCTTCTCCGTCGTCGTGTTGCCCGTGAACGTCGAATCGGGAACGTCGCCGAGCAACTTCTCCGTGCGCAACGTCACGCCGTCCGCGCGTAGCTCCAGCTCCGTCGCGCCAATGCGAAACACGATGCGCCCGCCTGTCGGCACGTCGACTCGGTATTCGTGCTTTTCGTGGTCGTAAACCTCCGAGGCACCGTCCGGGTAGTCCCATGCGGTCTCGGACGGGCTGGATCGCGCCGAGCCCCCGTGCTGCTCCGAGTAGTAGCCGGGAGCCGCGTACGCGCCCGCCAGATCGCCCGATGGCGCGAACATCGACGCCTGCTCTCCGATGGAAGGCGGACGCCAGAATCGAACGACACCCGCCGCAGCGGTCTTCCACGGCATCCAGTCGCTGACCCAATCTCCAATCCGCACGCGGCACAGTGGCGGCTGATACGAGACGTTCTCGACGGTGCCGTGCTGCACCATGCAGGCCATGCGGCGATCAATCTCGCCGAGTTCGTAATCGCTCATGGCCCACCACCTCCAGCGTCTGCCGGCTCCCAATACGCCCCTTCGTTGCCGTGGCCCGTGTCCGGATCGACGCCCCACAGGATCGCGGGGCCGTCCGGGATCTCGCCAAGGTCGAAGCCGAGACCGAATTGATGGGTCCACTCGACGAGCCACACGCAGTAGGTATCGAGCTGCGGCCGGAACGGATCTTCGGCGACCTGCACGACCTTACCCGGGGTGATCGGCAGTTCCCACGTGTTCCCGTGCACGACCATCGCGACTCGCGCGGCAACCTCGCGCACGGCCAGCTCGGCCCCTTCGTCGATCGGATCGAACACAACACGGGCCTGCATGCGCGCAATCAGCGGCACGTCACCGGTGCCATCATCGTGACCGGGTTCGAACTCGTTCAGCTCGATCGCGATCAACGGCGTGTCGATCTTTTGACCGAGACGCGGATACGCCTCGATTCGCTTCATCGCGGGCAGCTTCACGCGCATGCCGCGCTCAATTGCCTCGTGTAGCGCTTTCAGATTCTCAAGCACGGCGCATCACCTTCTGCAGTTCGTAGTTCACTTCCTGACGGAGAATCACCATGAGCCGCGCTTCGCAGGCTTTCGCGGCCCGTCGGAATGCCGGGTCGCCCGATTGCTGCCACGCGACCGTCACCATCCGGTAAGGCATCCGCTCCTTGCCGACTCGTTCGTAAATCGGTCCGTCCGGCTTCCGATTGGTTTGCCGCCATGCACCCTCGAACGAATGACGGCCGACCCGCATCCCCTTGCGCGTCTTCGTGGCGCTGCCAAGGCGATGCGCTTCAATCGGGTTCAGACCGAGCCACACCTTTCCGGTGTCAGCCGAGCGAAGAAAGAAATACAGCCGGCGGCGAACCGCCTTCTGCGGAATCTTCGTCGCAGCGCCGACCTCTTTCGCCGTCTGACTCTTGATCCAGCCAGCCGTCTTGCGCAACGTCCGTCGCCACGCTGCCTGCATCGCGGACGGCGACAAGCCTTGCAGGACGGCCGTCGCCTCTTTGATGTCGATTTCGATCTTCAGATCGTCCATATGGCCTACTGGAGAATGAGGACTGTCCAGCCGGTCCCGTCCGGATGCGCCTCAAGCACACGGTAACGCTCCCCGCTCGCGGTCAGGATGCTGCCCTGCCGGACCGCAGCAGCGTCGCGGTCGCGCAGATGAAACACCGGCGCGACGAGTTGCGTGCGCTGACTACCGAGATCAGGGCCGAGCCAAGGCGATGCGAACATCCCTTCGACGGGCCGCCCGTCGATCGTGATGTCCGCATCGCCCAGGTCGCGCAGCACCGCGGAGTCGACATCCGAGATCAGATCCCGGAACGCCATGTCATGCCTTCAGCTTGACGATCGCCTTCGGGCGCGTGCACAGGTGCACCGGGTTCGACTGCGCCTCGATGTCGACACCCTTACCGAACTGCGCCAGTTCCTGCTTCGCGTAGTACGGCAGGCCCGTCGTGTTCACCGCCTCGACATAGTCGGCCGGCGCGAAGCGCGTGATGAACAGCTCCGGCACGCCTTCGGGCACCGCGTACGCTTCGTCGTCCGCCACATAGCCGATGTCGCCGACGCGACCGCGATAGCGCTCGAACGTGCAGCCGCCGAAGTCGAACGCGTCGCGCGCATCGCCCCGCAGGGACGCCGCCATCGCGGTCGCGAGATACGTTTCCTTCACGGCCTTCGCGACGATCAGCTTGTTCCAGAATGCCCGGCCGCAAAGCACGCGCACGCCCGTGTAGGTCGTCGCGCCCAGCGCATCTTCGATTGCGTCCTGGACATCGACACACTTCACGCGGATCTCCGTGTCCGCCTTGCCCAGCTCGAACGGAATCACGGTCTGCTCGATGCCGAAGTACTGCAGGAGGTCGATCAGCACCGTCTTGCCGTCGGCATCGAGCACCGCGCCCTTGATCGCGCCGATCCGGTGAAACTCGTGCGTCGCGTCGAGCTGGCGGCGAAGCTTCGCGAGCCGACGATTCACGACCGTCTGCAGCGCCTCCAGCTCCGTTTCGGAGCCGAACGCGCGCAGGTTCTGGATCTCGTCGGCCTTCACGAAGGTACGCTGCGGCAGGTGCACGGTATTGAACGGAATCATGCTGCGCTTGCTGCCGACCACGATCGCCGACGGCGAGCCGCGCTCGCCGGCCGACACGAGCGACAGCGTGTCGCCGTCGCGCTCGATCTGGATCGTCGTCGTGGTGATGCCGTCCTCTTCGAACAGGCCGAGCGCCCCGACGCGGCCCGGAACGTGCGGCTGCTCGTTGATCGCAGCGGTGAGCGACGACAGCGAGAACGCTTCATCTTGAAACAGGGCGATGTCCGCCATACAACCTCCAAAAGGGAAATGGATACAAAAAAGGCCACGCGCGATGCGTGGCCTTCGGAATCAGTTGCGCTGCAGTCAGCGGACGATCACATGGCGCTCCGCGAGATCGGTGCGCGCAGCGGCATTCAGACCGGTAAGGCGTGCGGCGGCGACCTCGGCGAGCCGCACGATACCCGTCGCCGAGCGCGGGGCGTCGGACGCCGCCAGCGGTGCATACAGCACCGCCGCAGCCACTTCGGCCCCGTCGTTCGCCGTGTTGTCGTACGGCGCATACTCGCCGGTGCTAGTCACGCCAAGCACCTGGCCGGCCGGCAGCGCCGGTCCGGCCTTCACGATGATGTGCTCGCGCGAAATCTGCCCGTTGCCTTCCGACACCAGAAATTCCGCCGTTTGGCTGCCCTGTACCTTCACGTTCGACATGAGTATTCCCCTCCTCGGGTATCGTCAAAGTTACTTGCCGCTCTTGCGAGCCGCGTAGATGGAGGCCGCACGCGGTGCATTCGCGGCCGCGACCGGCTCGTTTTGCGCTGCCGGCTGCGCACGCGGATTGATGCGCGATTGCGACGCCGTCACGCGCTCGAACAGCCGCGCGCGAATGTGATCAGGCGTCAACCCGTCAGCGACGAACTGCGCGGTCAGCTCCGGCACGTTCGCCGCAAGACAGATCCCCGCGATGTCCGCAGCCTGCTGGATCGCGGCATCGACCGTTGCGCGGTCCTTCAGGCCGGTTGCCGTCACGATCGCCTCCGCGCAGTGCGACAGGCGCGCGTCACGGCATGCCGCGAACACGTGCGACGCGAGCGCCGAGACATCCGGGGCCGACGGTACCGGCTGCAATTCAGGTTCCGGCTCGGGGGTCGGCTCCGGGGGCGTATCGAGCGGTGGATCGGACTGCGGCGGATCGGTCGGATCGCCCTCATCGACCAGCGCCCGCACGACCTCGGGCAATGCCGAGAAGCGCGCGAGCAGCGCCGTCGAACTCGCCGACGCGGACAACTTCACTGCCGCCTCGATCGTGTCGCAGAATCCCTTCTCCTTCGCCTGCGCGGCCGTCAGCCACGTCTCGGCGTCCATCAACGCCCGGATCTCGTCGACCGACTGGCCGCTCTTGGCTGCGTACGCCGCGACAATCCCGTCGCCTGCGTTATCGAGCAGGTCGGCAATGCGTCGCAGGTCTTTCGCTTCGCCCGCGGTCACCGTATGCGCGTTGTGGATCATCAGCATCGCGTTCTCCGGCATCACGATCTCGTCGCCGGCCATTGCGATCAGCGACGCCGCCGATGCCGCGACGCCATCGACGCGCACTTTGACCTTGCCCGCGTGCCGGCGCAGCGCGTTGTAGATCGCGAATGCGTCGAACACGTCGCCGCCCATCGAATTGATCGCGACCACGATCGCCGATGCGTTCGCCGCTGCCGCGTCGAGCTGCGTCACGAACGTCTGCGCGTCCGTACCCCAGAAGCCGATCTCGTTGTAGATCCGGATCTCAACGTCGCCGGCCGCGTTCGCCTGCGCCCGGATATCCCACCACTTGCGATTACGTTTCATCTCACTCCCCATTCGTGTGCACGAGCGGATCGGTGTCGTCCGTCGCGTGCGTGTCGTACTGCAGTCCGAGCCGTTGCGCGCGCTGCTGATCGGCTGCGTTCTCGTCGTCGACCTGCTCGGGATCCTCGCCCTTCGCCAGAATCGCGCCGGTGCGGCTCGTCAGGCCCGCGCGGATCTCTGCGCGTTTGGCCGACACGTCCTGCACCGGATGGATATACGGCCAGCCCTGCGGCACCCACCGCACGCGCAGGTACTCGCGCCTGGCGCGGTGATAGTTCGGCATCGGCATCGCGCCCGACAGCGCGCACGCGTCGACCCACCAGCGCCAGATCCGCCGGCAGAACTGGTGGATGAACACGTTCTGCTGCAGCTGCTCGATCGAGCGCCGGAACTCGTTGAGCAACACCCGAAGCACGCGGTCGCTGACATCGCGCAGGTCGCCCGTCAAAACCTCATAGGGCATGCCGACCGACGCGGCTGCCGCCATCAGCTGCTGTCGCATGAATGGCGCATAGTCGGCACCTGCGCCGGGCGGCGTTGCGAATCGCACGTCCTCACCGGGCGCCAGCTCCTGCATCCCGCCCGGCTCCAGCGACACAACCGGCGAGAAGCCGTCGACATCGAACGCGATCGGCGCACCAGAGACCGGATCGCCGAGGGGGCCCACTTCGGCCTGCGGCTTCACGATGAAGCCGGCAAAGAGGTTGCTCACCTCCTGCCGGAACAGCACCGCGTCGTCGAAGTTGTCCAGCGAATGCAGTCGGAGCAGCACCGTCGACAATTCCGGCACGCCACGTACCTGACCGGGCCGGAGCGCGTGGAAGACGTGCGCGATCTCGTCGGCCGGCACGCGCACGGTCTGCACCGCATCACCCACTAACCGGTTGTACTCGCCCGGATGACGGCGCAGCAGGTGATACGCGACGCGCTCGCCGTCTTCGTTGAACTCGACACCGTTGATGATCTCGCCGCCGGGAACCAGCTCGTTCTTCGTCACCGGCAGCATGTCGCCTTCGAATAGCTGGATCTGCATCGGCACCGCCAGTCCGGCATACAGCGGGCGTAGCCGGCGGCGCACCAGCACTTCGCCGTCGCTGAAGAACGCCCGCGCGGCGAGCGTTTGCAAACCGTATAGGTCGTGCACGCCGTCCGCGTCCAGTTCCCCCGAGCTGTCGTCCCAAAGTTGCTTTTGTGCGCGACGCACGTCCGCGTCCGGATGCTGCGGATGCGCTTGAATGCCGGTGCCGATGGTGTTCGACACCAGCCGCGCGATCGCCGTCTTCGCCCACGGGTCGTTTCGGATCGCGTCCCGTGCACGGTGGCGCATCAGCGGCAGGTTCTGCACAACCGATGCATTCGGTCCCGCGCTCGATGCCTGCCACGACTTCGCCCGCGCCCCGCGCGTGCCGGCCGATTCGTACGCAGCAGCCTTCAGCCGTGTCGGCACGACAAAGCCGCGCTGCGCGAGAGCCGGATACGCGCGGCTCATCGCACCCCCTTGCCGGCATGGCGCAGGCGAATGAGCCGCGAGCGGCCGGTCGCGCCGTCAAGCGCCCGAATGATCTCAGTCTGTGCGTCGCGCAGCTCGGCAATCGACCGGTATCGCACCTTGCGATCCGCGTACTGGACCTCCAGCTCGCCCTTCGCGATCGCCGACTGGATGCGTTGCAGGTCCGCCATCGTGTATGCCATGTGTTCCTCCTATCGGCGTTTCAGATACGTCGAGCGACCAACACGCCGACCCTGAATGCGCGAAACCCCGCTCGGTGGCGGGGTTTCGGTTGGTTTTGGTGCCGTCGTGACGACCGCGGTTAGCTCGGCGGCCGATTCGTTCGGCGGATCGGGGGGCTGCTCGAACGGTTGTGCGAGCGGCAGCGCTTCGATCACCGGTACCGCATCGAACAGCGTCACCTGCGAAATGCGATGCTGCTCGAGCAACCAGTGCTGTTCGGTCAGCAGATGCGTTTTCACGCTTCGCGCCGCGTGCAACGCGTACACTTCACAATCGAGTGCTTCGTTCCGCACGCCCGCCTTCAGTTGCCAGACTCGCTTGCCGCCAACGCGCCCCGGCACCTTCACCTCGGCCGTGACCTGCGCGAGGTAATCGGACCGCACGCCAGCGTACCAGTGCATCCGCCCCGGTCCGTCGCCGTCCAGCTTCAGCCGGTTCTCCAGGATCAAGTCTTTCGCCTTGCTGACGCCAACCATGAACGGCCGCAGCCCGTATTTCGCGGCCTTGCTGTTGTTACGCGTCGAGTCGATCGACGCCTTCGGCACGCTGAAAATCTCGGCCCCCGCGTCGGTACTGCCCTTGATTGCCATCACGTTCAGGCCGGCCCGTTGCGCGGCACGCACATACTTGTATACGGCGTCCGACGTCGAGCCGTCCGACGAGTCGATCGACGCCGCGCGGATCCGGGCAAGCCCGCCGGATTCGTGCCGGTACGCGTGCGTCAGCAGTTGAGTCAGTGCGCCCCATACGCCGCCGGTCAGCGGGTTCTCGCCCTGTTCCAGTACGTTGCCGTACAGCTCATCCCACAGCACCAGCCAGCTTTCTTCGCCCCGACCCCATGCACGGATGACGACCGCGATGCGGTCGCGCTGCACGTCGACGCCAATCGTGAGCAGCAGCCCGCGCGACGGCACGGTAAACGCCGCATACGACAGCGCCCGCTCAGCCAGCAAATCCAGCTCCGGCAGGTCCGACTTGTATTTGTACGGCCGGCCCATCGTGTTGTTCACGAACGAGCGCATCTTCGTATCGTCGCCTGCGCGCAGCGCCCGCTCGGCCGTCAGCCATTTCTTGACGAGCTCGCCCATGCGCGAGCCGGGAAACGGCGACACCAGCTCGTTCAGCCGAAAGCCGGCCACGCCGTAGAACGGTGCCGTCGCGACCCACCGGCCGCGCCGTACAGCACGGATGCGGGCGTTGTCGTCCCACAGGCTGCCGCAGTGCGGGCACGTGTAACGCGCGGTCTCCGGCTGCGCACGACCGAACACTTCGTGCTCGACTTCTGCACCCTCCGACCACGTCACGTTCTCCCACGCCAGTTCATGCTCTTCACCGCAGTCGGGGCACGGCACCAGATAGACCCGCTGATCCGATGACTCGAACGCCTGCTGGATCCGCGAGAATCCGTCGACCGTTGGCGTGCCGCCGAAAATCACCTTGCGGCGGCTGTCCGAATAGCTCTTGTTGCGCTCCTCCAGCAGCGTGATCGAGTCGCCCTGATCGCGCACGTTGGTGTTCGCGTCGTCCGGCTCTTCGACCGCGACGACCGGGGCCGGCGTCGATTTCACGTCGTCCGGCGCGTTCGACGTGATGAACTTCAGGAAGCCGCGCGGGAAGGTCTTGTGGTCCCACAGGTTGTTCTTGTCGCGGCCGGCGTGCACCGGAACCTTGGCCGCGAGGCGAGGCGTCACCTCGACCATCGGTTCGAACTTCTCCAGATTGAATTTCTTCGCCGCTTTTTCTTTCGCGAACATCACGATCATCGGGCACGGATCGACGTCGATGCGCCGGCCAATGTAATTCAGCAGCACGCCGTCGGTCCATGCGACCTGCGCCGACTTCATGCAAACGACTTTCTGCACACGAGGATCGTCGAGCGCCGCGTGCATGCCGAACACCCATGGCGTGATGTTCGGGTTATAGCGGCCGGGACTAGCCGTCGCCTTCGCACTCATGCGCCGGTACTGCCTCGCCCAATCCGTCGTGCCGATCCTCTCCGGCGGGCGCAGCAGCTGCGCGAGCCGGCGGATCACCGCGTGGACGGTCTGGATCGTATTGAGATAGCTGCTCAAGGCATCCATACATATGCTCGTTCAACCACTCGACGTCTACCTCGACGTCGTACAGTGCCCGCAGCTCCTGCACCAGCTTGTCGGGCAGCGCCAGCAGTTCCGTTTGAAATGCGCCGACCATCTGGCCGAACGCCTGTTCCAGCTGCGCGACGTTCACGAGCTGGCCTTTCTTCTCGGCCAGCGTCAGCAGCTTGATCTCCCGCTCGACGATCTCCGTCTTCGCGCGCTCGGCGACCAGATCGATGCCGGTGCCGCTCGCACGGCCCGCAGCCATCTCTCTCAGGTGCCGGATATACGCGATGCGGATCGCATCGAGCGTCGCTTCGCGGTAATCGAGCTGGACCTTGTCGACGAACCGCGAAACGGCCGACTGGTCGAGGTCGAGATGCTCGGCAATCTGTTGTTGGGTCGGCATGAATATGACCCCCTATGGAGATTCGACAGTAGAGAAAAAACGCGGGTCTGAGGCCCCGCATGTCGGGCTGCCTACAGGGGTCCCCGCCTGTTCAAAAAGTGGGCAGACCCACGCCCGTCTCGACGTCCATGATCGCCCTGTCACCGGGCCGGTCCATCGCCCACACGACACGATCCATCGCGTCGTCAAACACGAAACACCGCGCGGTGACGCGCCCCATGCTTCGATCCTCATCCCACGTCGACCAGACTTCGTTCAGCCCGACGCTCGTCGCCTCGATTCGAATTTCCGCGCCCCATGCAAAAAGCCCCGAGGCTTTAGCACCCGGGGCTTTGAGGTTTGACTTTCCAGCGGCGGACGCCGCCAACATTGTTTGCCACATCAAGACAGTCAACAAACTGTTCGTTTATTGCATTTCATACCAACTTATTCAGACGAAATTGTCTTGAAATCGCCAAATTCGCAACCTATAGTCATCCAGTCAAATAACAGATCGCCAATCTTTTACCGATAAGAATCAATCAAACTGACGTCGAAATAACAGCATGGAATTGTCTATGTCTAGGGAGCGCCACGGTGCTGGGGCGATCGTCAGTCGGACCTCATCGAACTGAGCGCCCTTGCTCAGGCGAGCCGAATTCTCACCGGGGAGAGAATTCGGCTCCTTAGCTCGTCCCCTGCTGGAGATTCAGATGTCAGATCTCGGTCAGAACGGTCTCAAGGACCTCGACCTCAATGCACTTCAAACCATCGGAAAATTCACGCTGAAAAATCAGGGTGGATTCGTCGCGAAAATGCAATACAACTACTACAACAAAACCGGAAAGCATCATAGCGACGGCAACGATGAAGGTATCGACCTGGGACAGAGCCAGACCGACGATCCCGGACGCTACGGCGTGAACGATGGTGACGTCGTTGTTCTCTACGTCGACGTTGTGTGGGGAAGTGACAACATCGCCAAACAGCAATTTATCTACCGCAAGGGCAATCCCAACATCGCGCACTACACGATCAGCGGTACCACGTTCGACAACGAACTGGGCTTGAACTGGGTAGGGTCGTAAAGCTTCACAACGCGGCCTCGCGTCGCAGATCTATCCCGCGTAAGTTGCATTTGCATCACGAAGTACGAAGTAAAAAGCCCTGAGCGCGTTCCGCACTCAGGGCTTCTGAATTCATTTCTTAGGGACGAACGCCCCCACACGACCTAACGGGCTCCACTATGTGTTCTTATGTCCCGAGAGGTTTGCACGACTAACGCGCGGTGCCAGCGAATATCCAGTACAGCCGTAAAGGATGTTCGAAGTTTACGCGATCCGCTCTTGGAATGGAAGACGTTTCATCCTCGCAATTGGCGACGCATTATGTCGGACACCGATCCATTCACGTGATCGAGCATCGCGTGCATGTCATGGAAGCGGCGAGACCAGTGCCGACGGTATTCATCGAGCGGCACACCGATCGCTTGCGCTCGCCCAGGTTCGTCGATCGGCCGCTTGCCTGAGCCAGCACAATCGGGGCAAATGTATCGGCCGTCTCGCCGAACGATGCCGCGACCTTCGCACCGTGCGCACTGATCGTTGATCCACTCATCAAGCACGCGCAACGCGAAGCGCTCGACGATATCCGCCTTTGCGCGCTCGACTTCGTACCCTGCCCGCTGATCGCGTCGTTCGTCACGCTTCCGACCCGTGAATCGACTGCGCTTGAAACGGCCCGACAAGCGGATCATCTGCGCAAAAAGCAACGTTGCCTTACGGATCGTCTCGGGCTTGGTCTCTTGGCCAGCCTTGATCCGAACCAGCAACCGACCGAGATCGTTCGCAAACGCGAGTGCGCCCAAAGTAACTTTCGGATCGGCAATCGGGTCGGTGAACTGACCACGAACGCTCATTGCTATGCCTGCCCGCTCCATCAAATCGATCATCATCCTCTCCGTATCGTCCTAACGTCTCAATGTCCCAAGGGAAAAGGCTTGCAGGGGTGCGCGCCTGCGACATGCGCGACATGCGCCCTCACGTCGCGCATGTCGCGCCCCCGCACCCGCGCCCGAGGCCGCGCTTTGGGACGTCGGGACATGGGACGTCCACGGCGCGCCAAAGCTGGCGCAGCGGCGCGCCGGCCATGCCGGCACAGCGCGCCAACGCGTTACAGGGGACTGTCGTCATCGCCCGCCGTAACCAGTTCGCGCTTGACTTCAGGCTCCTGCTCCTCGCGCACGTAGTACCAGCCACGCGAACCGGTCGATTCGCGCTTGCGCACCCAACCGAGCGACTTCAACGCCTTGCCGATACGGCGCTGCTCCGGCAGGGACCATTTCGACGTGTCGAGCTTCAGGACATCGGCGAGGATCTCTTCCATCGTTATGCGCGCAACGTGGTCGAGGGCCTTGGCGATCTTGTCTTCATACACGTCGCCTTCGTAGCGCTCGGCCTGCTCGATCTCGAACAGCGGACGCTCGTCCTCCGTGACATGCCACACGACGCCCGACCGGTACAGATGCACGGCCTCGGCCCACAGCTGGTCGCGCGCGGCGACGATGCCGTCAATATCGACCAGCCCCCCAACGCGCAACGGCCAGTAGCGGCGGTTGCCGGATTCGTCCTTCAGGTACGTGTCGAAGTTGACCGAGCCGGCGAACACGCACTGACGCGGCACATCGGTCGCCCGCTTGCCGTAGAAGTTGCGGAACCGATCAACGGCCGTCGCAAAGAAGCTCTTGACCGCCGACGAATCGGCCTTGTTCAGCGAATCCAGCTCGGCCAGCTCGATCACCCACTTGCCGGCCAGCACCGCGTACGTATCCTTGTTGCCGATCTGGATCGGCGTGTCGGTGAACCACGGAGCGCCTGCTAGCACCTTCAGCGCCGTCGATTTGCGGTGCCCCTGTTTGCCTTCGAGGATCAGCACGTTGTCGACCTTGCAGCCCGGCTCCATCACGCGCGCGACGGCCGCGATCATCCATTTCATGAACGCGAGCTGCACGTACTCGCTGTCGGCCACGCGCAGGTATGTCGACGGCATCGACCGCACGCGCCGCACGCCATCCCACTTGAGCCCTTCGAGGTATTCGCGGACCTCGTGGAAGTGGGTCGCGTCCGCCACCAGCAGCACCGCGTTCATCACGATGTCGGTGCGCACCGACAAGCCATACCGCTGCGACAACCACAACGCGCAGCGCTGATCGTCCATGTCTGTCCATTCGCCCGTGACGCCCTGCGGGAACGGCGGCGCTTTGCGCTTCATCACGCGCCCACCGAAGTCGTCCTGCTCGATCACGCCTTTCCACGCCTTGTGGTTCGACAGGATCATGTGCACATTGCCGAGCGTCGGGAGCAACGTGCCCTTGTCCGAGCGCGCAAGATCCTGCTCCCACGTGTGTGCGCCGTTCTCCGCTTCGTGGCCATCCCACTCAGGCTGTTCTGCGGCCGCGGACGTCGCGCGCGGTTTCGGTTGCGGCGTGTCCGCGGTCGACGGTGCGACCGTCGCCGGCCGGATGTCTTCGTTCGCTGGCGCGATGACGCGCAAGATCGCCGCTTGCACCTGCGCCGCGACGGATTCGAGACCGTCCTCGACGTGCAGGTCGTTGAAGTCCGTCAGCTTGCGCTCGCCGCGATTGGCGAATACCGGATAGACGACGCTCACGTCGGCGACCTCGGCTGCCGCCTCGTACGCACGTTTCAGGCCCGTGTTCTCGAACCGCTTACGGCGCACCGGCATCACATCGTTGCCGTAGCTCACCTCGACATACGGCACACCATTGTCATCACGACGGTGTGCAGCGGCGACCATGTACCACGTGTTCTTCGCCTCGACCCGCACCGGTTCCCCGCCGAACACCAACTCGCCGCGGAAAGCGAACTCCTCGGCCAGCCACTCGCGCATGCGCTGTTCGATCTTCCAGTCGTCGTCGGCGCAGATCAGTACGTGAACCTCGGGGTACGCAGCACGCAAGCGGCGCACGGCCGGCAAGATGCCGCCCGCATCGAAGCAAACATCGACCGCGAATGCCCGCTCGACCGCCATACGGATCGATCGTGCCGTCGCGTAGCCTTCGGCAACCATAACGATCTGATCGTCCGCCCCCACCACGCCGAGCAGGCACGACGCGCCCTTCTTTTCCATGCCCTTGTTGAAGCGCTTCGCTCCGTCTGGCGTGATTTTCTGTAGACCCACAAGGCGTGGTTCGTCACCGTACTGGTACATCGGCACGAATATCGTGCCGTCTGCATCAAAGCGCACGCCCTCAGCCGTGATCTGCTTTCGCTCCAGGTATGCGGATATGCCATGTTGGGACGCACGGCTCCACTGACTCTGCGCGCGGTTCGCGGCCAGCTTCGCCTGCCTGGCGTCGCGCTCAGCCTGCTCGCGCTCGGCGGCTTCCTGACGCCGACGTGTTTCCGCCAGCGTTTCCTCGCTCAACGGTGCGCCGCCCCATTCGAAACGTTCAGTGCCGGGGTCATCGCCCGAGAAGTGGCCGAACGTACCGCCGTAGCCGATCACGACTCCCTTGCTGACGACTTCTCGAAGCTGGTACCAGTATTTCTTGCGCGGTCCGTAGCGATGATGCTTGCCGTCCGCAATCGGGTGGCCGACGGGCAATTCTGGATGCCCCGCCGCCGCGAGCTGCGCCCGGATTTGATCTAACGACGACATTCAGCGATTCTCCTTTCCAGTTCACGTTGATGAAGAGTGGAGCGCCACGCCTTACGGCCAGCGCTGTAAACATCGGTTCCGATCGTCCTGCGTTGCGGCATCGAATGCCTGCGGCGCAGACCGCTGCTGACACTCTGCAAAGTCACTTTGCTCCTCCAATGCATCTGCCTCCGCAACTGCGCCTCAGCGCTTCACGGTGCTTCGCTTTGATATCGAGAAGAAATTCGGCGACGCCGGCGGCAATTTCAGAACTGGCGTGGCCCGTGAGATACGCGTCCGCAGCAGATCGGGCTTCGTTATGGCCGATCGCGCCCGTGAAAAGGGCCGTGCTTATATCAACGAGGGACATCCCGTCACACCGCCCGGGCGCGCGGACTACGCTCTGAACCGTCGCACTGCCCGAATGGTGAGGACATTCCATTCGCAACGCGTCGTCACCCCACACGTGAACGAGGCCCAAAACATCGTGGAAAGCAGCGAGCGCTTCTGCGCGCTCCATTGCTGCGAATTGGCGACCGACGCCGTTGGCCTCTAACGCTCCATACCAGCCTTTCCAGTATCCTTCTGCGACGAAAAGGAAAGTCTTTCGACTCAACCCATGATTGGAGTCGCTCATCGTGTCCTCGAACATTGAAAAATTTGATCTCCTAGTTGCGCAGCTGTTAGCCGATCTCTATGAGCGCTTCCCCATCGAGGCCGGTATTTCGGCAAGTAACTACGGCTTTGACGTCGATGGTTTGTTCGGTTCTGACGGGACCGTGGATCGGGATGTGATGGCAAAATTGGCCTTCTTCTGCAGCACCGTCAGATGGTTGAAGCGCGCGGGCTACGTCGACTATTCGAGCGAGGCAGATTCCGGCGCATTCGGTGCTGTCGTGCTCACTCCAAAGGCTTTGGAAATTCTCAAAGCCACGCCAGCTTCCCTTCAGGCCTCCCAGGCGCTCGGCGACTATCTCGTTGCCAGTGTCCGCAGCGGCGCGTCGGACGCCGTGAAGCAAGGCGTGACCGCAGCACTTACGGCCGGCACGTTGTTCTTGTGGAACACGCTGACCAAATAGTTCTGAAGCTTCTCGGCAACCAGATACGCGCACCATCATCATTTGCCGCGCAGCCGTCGCCATTCAGCCGACATGCGTTCGTCGAATGCGGAAAGCTCGCCTGCGCTGAGCTGGCCGACGATCTGATCGCGAAACGCATGACGTTCCGCCTTCGTCGGCATCGATGCGCATAGACGTGCAGCCGCCGCGTTGAACACGTCGAATCGACCTACGCGCTGCGATTCCGCGAGGAACACGACGATGCGATCTGGAAACGCCGACATCACGTCAGCGAGGATGCAACCGGCCTGTTCCGGCGCCGTATCAAATCGGTGCGCGAGCGCGGCGGTGGCGCAGGCCAGCTGCTGCGCATACCCGCAGCACAGCTCGGCCCGCTCGCGCGCGACGCGGCAGCACCCCATGCCCGGCTTGAATCGCTCCATCTCAGCGACGCCGGCGTTTAGCAGCGAGGGAGCGTGCCGCGTGGATCAACTTCTGGAACAGCCGCTGCCCCTTGCGGCCGGTCGCGATGATGTGCTCCGCCTCACGGTCATCGATGCGCTGATCTTCGAGCGCTCGCGTAACGTCATCCGCGACTCGCCCGACGTGTGCCTGAAGGTGCAGCGTGGTCGAGACGAGGTGCATCGTTTCGGGCTCGAGCGCTTCGTTCGCCCCATGGTCGTCAACACGCTCTGCGACGAGGCCAAAACGCGCATTGAGCGCGTGCAGCGCATCCAGCGCGTGGGCATTTGCCTCGGACTTTTCCTGCATCCACTCGACGAGCAGTTCGAACATCTCCATCGACAAGCGGCTGTCACCCACGCCGCGCAGTCGTAGACGCAATGATTCGGTGGTGACGTTCTTACCGCGTCGGACGGTCAGATAGTTCGCCGCATCGGCGACGCCGCCGGGCGTGTTGCGCACGGACGTGTAGAGCACGTCCAGCCATTCAGTACTGTCGTATCGGCAAGTCATAACGAAGATTGGTAGACGCTGGCTTTCATCCTGTCGCGGCGATCAGGACGCAACTATGATTTGGCTCGTAAGTTGCCTGGCGACTGCCGTCACGCGGCACGCGGGGGTTCACACGATCCGTCGCGTGAATCCAGAGACGCAAACAGGTCGGGACGCGCGAGTTTCAAGAACAGCAGGCGTGCGCGCGGAATGCCATTTCGTCGCCATTCCGACACCGACGGCATGCGAACCTGGCACAAGTAAGCGGTTGCCGCCGTCCCTCCGAAGGCATCGATTACGGCACACGCATATGGGTCTCGTTTCTCTTGCGTATTCATGCCGCAATGTTAGGCGCTCCTTACACGAAATGCAAGGCATTCCTAAAGCCCAATCAGTTAGGCTTTCCTAATGACGACACTAGCCGAACGCCTAGAAAAGGCCATGAAGTTGCCGCCCGAGAAAAAGGCGGCGGATTTGGCGCGAGCCTGCCGGGTGCGCGCCCCGTCGGTCAGCGACTGGCTGAGCGGCAAGACAAAAAAGATGGAGGGGGCGAATCTGCTGTTAGCTGCGGAGTTCCTGAACGTAGATCCATGGTGGTTGGCGACGGGCGAAGGACATATGGACCGCCGCCCCAACGCCCCTGCCCCCCAACGGCAGGAAACATTGGGCACGCATGCTCAGGCTCTCGTAGATGCGTTGACGAAGGCGGACAAGGTGGGAATGCCGGCGACAGCCTTCGCCGCCCTGCTCGAAACGCTTAAGGTGTTTGAAGATCTGCGCGGCCAGCAGCAACGCGATGATCTTCTCGATCTGAACGCCCCAGACCCGCAAAAGGGGTAAGGTTCCAGTCGAATAGCGCGGCCCGCCTGTGCGATCCCACCTGCCCCGAACGAACGCCTCGCCCTACGACCGGGCCACCGAGAAGTTCTACATCCCAATCGAAATCCTTTGTACCGTGCGGCCCGATAACCCGCACGAGCATGCCGATACGTGACCGGTTGAGACATCGACTGACGATCGCCACATCGCCCGGTTTGCAGCGCAGTTCTCCCGTTGCCATAACCCCGCAATAAGCTCCCTTCGGTAATATTTACGCCTAATACTGTATAAACATACAGTAAATCATCGGAAGAATTCAAGAGCTTTCATTATGATTTCGGAGGCCGCGATCCATTCCCGGGCCGACGGACGTCCGAACTCGCTCAAAAGTTAGGCATTCCTATTGCACAACCACAAAGGAGCGCCTAACATTCGTCTCCTGAACTGCCTCTTGGCAGACTTTTGGAGAAGCCCATGAAACTGTTCGACCATCATTCCGCCGCTCGCCGTGAATGGCTTCGCGACGAGCAAACGCCCCGCGTTACGCAATCCGAGCCAGCTCGCCAAAGCAACTTTGAAAAATCGCCGATCTTCCGCTGGACGGTCGTCGCCGCACTGCTGTTTGTCGCAGTGAACGTGTTCCAAGACGATCCGGTTGTCGCGCCAACGACCGCGTACCACGTCGACGTCTGACTGCCCCGACCTTGCCGGGGCAAGCGCCCCCGGCGTCATGGAGATGACCATGCCGCGCATTAAAGTCAAAACCAAACCACTTTTCGACGTCAAGCGCCGCGATACCCTTTCATTGCGCACGGTGTTTCGTTACGACCCGGACGCAAAGCTTCCGACAAGTCCGATTTTGGTCGGCAAGCACGTCGTTGGCCGACACCCCCTGCCCGATGGGCTGTACACCGAGTATTTGATCTTCGACGGCAACGAGATCGCCGCCAAGCAGATCTCTATTCCGAGCGAAGGCGACTGCGAGACCGCGATCAAGCGCCTGCGGGACGCGAAACGCGCCCTCGAAGCCGCGACGACACACGTCATTGCGCGCGCAAAGAAGCCGCGCAGGCCCCGCGCGATGACGATTCGGGAGGTCGCGTGATGACGATGACTGCGGATTCCGAGCAGCGTTCGAATCCGTTCGTCGACATGACGGCGGCGCAACGCGCTGAACTGACCATTCGCATCCTCGACGTGTTCAAGCGGCTGGATCGCGCGATGACGTCCGAAGAGGTGTGCAGGTCGCACTTCTCCGATTTGGCCGGCGTAGCCGCCCAGCACATCGACAAGCTCGCCCGAGGTGGCTTACTGCGTCGACAACCGCGCCCGCATGATCTGCGTTTCGTGTACTGGCTTGCCGGCTCGGACGCCGCTCCTCCGCTCGCAATTCCCTGCAAGCAGGCAGACGGCACGTACACCACCGGCGCGGCCGACAGCTTCAGACCGCGGCGCACGGCTCATGCGGAAGTGGCAACCGGCTCGATGCACACTCGACCGGCGTTCCATCCGATTGTCACTCGCGATGGGCGCAACCACGTTGCCGTGTCGTTCCCCCACCTGTATCCGCTGGAGATCACACCCGACACGTTGCAGGATTCGGCCGCTCACGCGCTGCGCTACCTCCGACTGTTCCGGCAGAGCATCGACCTCGAAGTCGCACGCCTCGAAACGCTCGTTCAGCGACGGAGGGCCGCGTGATGGACGTTGGCACACAGCAACTCGACCTGACCGCGCCGATCGCGACCGGAAACATCAAAGCGGCTGCAGCTGCAGCCGGTGCAACGTCGGCCGATCTCTGGATGGTCCCGTACGACCACCTTCACTACGACCCGGCGGACAACATTCGCCCTGTCGATCCTGAATGGGTCGCGCACCTGACCGCCCTGATCCTCGCCAATGGATACGACAAGGGCTCCCCGCTGCATTGCTATGCGCGGAAGGTCGACGGTAAAGATCTGCTGTTCGTGTACAAGGGCCAGCACCGCTACCTCGCGGCCGGCAAGGCGATCGAGGCCGGCGCGAAGCTGGAGAAAATCCCCGTCGTCGTTCGCGAAGCCAAGACGGTCAATCGCGCCGAAATGGTGATTGACGGCGTCGTCAGCAACGAAGGCATGCGGTCATCGCTTCTCGATTTGGCCGCGGCCATCGCAGAGTTGCGCGACATTCATGGCATGACGATCGCGACGATCTGCAGGCGTCTGAACATCACCGATCAAACAGTTCGAGATGTTGCCCTGCTTGAACGTGCGCCAGCAGAACTGCATCAGATGGTTCGCGACGGCAAGGTCGCAGGCACGCTGGCGATCGAACAGATCCGCGAGCACGGAGCAGAGAACGCGCTGGATCGGCTGCAGAAGGGTGCGGCGAAGGCAGCCGCGAGCGGCAAAGTTCGCGTGACGAAAAAGCATCTCACGGCGGCAACAGCGCGACCGAAGATCAGCGAGCAGCAGTCAAAGCGACTTTTGCAGGCGCTGCAGTCAGTCCTGCACGACCCGTGTTTCGGGAAGCTCTCTCCCGGCACCATCGAAGGGGTCCATCGCGCGCTAACCGGCATGGAGGATCTGCTCGATCTGCCGAAGCACGCGGAAAAACATCCCGTTCATAGGCCGAACGCCAACGGGGTATTTGAGGACTGCGAGAAGCTTCACGCTCCCAAGGCCACAGGCTCCGGCCTGGTCCCCGCCAGCATCTACATCGCACATGCAGAACCAGGTGCGTGGATCTATTCGTTCGAGATGAATATCGCACCAACCTACGGTTTCGGCGACCACCTCCCCTCGATGCGGGAAACACCGGCGATTCTTCCGACGCGCGTACAAGCCATTCGCGCGGCCGTGGCTGACGTAACTAGGCTGATGCATCACTCCGAGCGCGCAAAATCGAAGGCAGCGGCATCCGTCAACAAATGGCTCGACAAGCTGTACACAATGCCCGACCCGGATTGGACGGCCGAAATGGCGAAGGAGGCAAGCAAATGACCTCGCGCCCGGCCACTTCTATCCCACGTCCGCTGCCGCGAAAGCGGAATCACGCGAAAAAGCGCCCGGCTATCGTGCTGGCGAGCGTCAATGGCACATCGACGCGATTGGACAGTGGCGGGCTATCGCCCACCACTGAAGTCCAGAAAAACGAAGCGCCGCTCGCGCGGCGCAAATCTATCCAGACAAACGATGCACTGGCGGATGCTGCATCGAACGGTGGTGCGAATGAGTGAACTTGAACTGCTTGAGCGCTTTGTGCAGGAACTGGACAAGCGGATCAAACCAACGATACCGCTGGAAGTTGCTTTGTGGTCCACCAAGGAAATCGGCGAATATCTCCAGCGGCCGGCACAGGTGGTACGCGAACGAATCGTTACTCTCCCCGGTTTTCCGGAAGCGATACGCCTCCCTAACGGGGCCGGTGGCCGCTGCTTTCCCCGCTGGAAAGCGGCCGAGGTCATCGCCTGGGTCGAATCGCATCAAGGGGGTATCCGCGCGCGCGGTGGACGACCGCGCAAGTCCGACTAACCGATCCGCACTGCGATGTCCGCGGCTGTCTCGTTGTAATAGGTCAGAAGTTCATTCAGGTTCGTATGGCCCGTCATGCGAGCGAGGTCTAACGGCTGCAGTTTCTTTGCCAGACGAGTAATCGCTTCATGGCGAGTGTCGTGGAACGTCAGTCGCTCTTTCGGAGGCACCTTCGGGAACGCTTTATCCCGAGCCTTTCGAAAGAGCGCATCGCGACTTTTGTCCGTCAGTCCGAACAAAGGCATCCCATCCTCAACCTTCGGAAGCATATCGAGCAACTCGATCGCGCGCGTCGACAGCGGGACGCTGCGCGCGCTACCGTTTTTCGTCAGCGGCAAGTGAGCTACACGACGCTCGCGATCTACCGTATGTTTCGTCAGACCGATGATCTCGCCCGAGCGCATCGCCGTCTCGATCGCGAATAGGAACGCCACTGCGACGCGCTGCGACGCGTATTGCACGGGCATCCCTTCTTGAAACCCGAGCGCGAGAGTAACGGCTTCAATTTCAGATTGAGGGATTAGTCGCTCGCGGGCCGGCCCCGGAGACGGACGCTTCACGTCCTTCATGGGGGCTGAGGCAAGCCAGCCCCATTCCTTGCGAGCAGTATCGAGCGCGTGGGAAAGCAGCGTCATTTCGCGATTCACGCTCGCTGGCGATACTTCCTTCAATCGCGCGTCGCGCCAAGCGGCAATATGTGCGGGCTTCAAATCTGCCAGGCGAATCTCGGAGAACGGCCGACCGTCGATCCGCTTCCGCCCTATCAGGCCGAGACGAAGGCGCTCCCAGCGTTCACCGCGTTTCGTCGAGCTGACCTTGTCACGGTATTCCGCAAGTACATCGCCGACCGTATGGGTCTTGCTGCCCTGCCCGGTCGCGATCGACCTCAATTCCGTTTCGCGCTTGAGCGCCCATGCCTGCGCTTCGGCCTTCGTGTCTCGAACCGCCGAATCGCGCACGCCCTTGACGTAGACTTCTGCGCGCCAACCGCCACTGGCCACCTTTCGGAAGGACGCCAT